GGCTGAAAGCTGAACAGGAAAGGAAAGTACTTGAGAACGAATTGCGGGCAGAAGCAGAAAGAAAACGAAGGGAAGATATTTCAAACCGGCAAAAGGTGAAATCACGTATTGTGGATTCATTTTGTCGGTATGGCATGGGGAAAGATATTGCAACAATTCTTGTCAATGCCATATCCGAAGGCAAAATTACTGAACTGTCAATCAATTACTGAAGGAGAGGAAAATGACACGGAAACAATTTAGCGTCTTGATGGTTTCAATCGCTGTGACGCTTTTGCTTATAACAGGGTATTGGCATATTCAGCCTGATTATATCTATGAAGATAATCCGGTATGGCTGGATCAATTGAAAATATATGAGGGCTTAGCCGAAACTGAAGGGCCGGAAAATAATCAGTGGATTGTCGGATCATACAGGCTCTGTAAGTTAGATCCATCATTATGGGATGATAACAAGACCAGTTGGTGTACGAGTGGTTTTAATAAAATATTGGCCGAGGTGCGAATCAAAGGCACAGGAAGTGCCATTGCTGAGAGTTTTAAAACATGGGGTGCGCCTGTAGGAATTAAGGCAGGTGCGGTTTGCGTGTTTCGTCAAGGGTCTGGTTACCACGTGACTGTTATGGTTTCCGGTGAAGTGGTTAAACGAAATGGAGTGGAATACTACGCATGTATTGGCTGTAACCAATCTGATCAAATAAAGATTAGTTATTACAAAGTGAGTGATTTGGTGGCTATACGATGGCCAACAGAAAAAGAAAGAATATTGGAGTAAGATATTATGGAGATAATAGAAATACTGGTCGGGTGGATGACTGACTTAATGACTTATGCCTGGTCAAAACTTCCATTTATAAGTGTTTGTTTGAGCCTGGTTTTTAAGGAAGAAATACAGGCATGGTGGAAAGGGTTAAGGGCCAAATACGTGAATAATACTTATCCTGGTTCGATTCATAAGATGAAGAGTCATAATTTTGGTGTCGGTGAATATGTCGCTGTTGAGAAGGAAAAAGCGAGGGGTAAAGGTGCCGGGTGCCATATATTATATATTAATAGTGGTCGTCGTGGGTGTTTGCCATGGACGGTTTATGCGCAGTATGAATTTCAGGAAGTAACTGGAGATGAGTTGGATGCATGCAGGAAGGCAATTGTTGCTAATAAGAACTGTGCGTATCGAGATCGAATTACAGTTGAATCATTTCTTGGTGAAAAGGGTGTCTGATGGGTATTGAGTACGATTGGGAAATTCGCGGTGAAGCGGAGAGACTGTATGTAGAGGAATCTCTATCGTTCAAGGAAATTTCTTCTCGGATGGATATCCCGATACAGACATTGCATCGGTGGTCGCAAGTGGACGGACTGTGGTCTGGTGAAGGTGAGCGCAGGACGTGGAGTATCAAGAGGAAAGAATATCATCAGGATCGAATAAAGATTAATCGGGACTTCCGGGAGATGATGAAAAATGCCCTGGAAAAGGCATCAAAAGGAAATGACGCCAGATTGATTATGGCAGCTATAACAGTATTAAGAGAAGATCGGGAGCGACAAGGAATCCAGGCAAAAGATGGCGAGATTGATCGAACACGTTTTTTTATGGAAGCGGTTGAATTTATTTTCGCTTACCTTAAAGGACGTGATCCCAAGACATTGAAAGGATTATCAAAACATTTGGAAGGCATGACAGGTGCTTTCAAAAAAAAGGAAAATAACAAATGAGCTTAATGACTTTAGTTTGTATCTCTATCGTCGCAGTTATCTTGTTTTTTGCTGCAAAGAAATATGGCAATGCAGGGATGGTACTCGCTGCTAATTCATTTTTGGACTATGTGGTTGAGATGGTTGTTGCCAATCTTGAACAGACTGTGAAGAAAGAAATGAAAAATATGGGGCAGTGGAATGATACAGGCAAAAGAGATATCAAGGATCGTGCGGTAGCGATGGCTTTGGAAATGGTTGATGGCAAAGTTGGCGGAATTATTGAAGGTGTGTATGGTGGGTTGAAAGAAGTGGTTTCGGCACGAATTGAAACACAGGTATTGCGGAATAAGAAGTAATTTTATATCGCGGGATGTTGTAATGGTAACATGCAGGGTTCATATCCCTGACGATGGCGGTTCAAGTCCGCTTCCCGCATCCAACTATATTACAGGAAAATAGCTTGAGAAAACGACCGCAAATAACAGAAACGCAATTCGACAAATGGGTCGAAGAAGTCTCGGCATGGGTTCGAGACAGTGTGAGTCCATTTGAAGATGATACGAAAGAAAAACAGAGTCGGCGGGTTGAACGTTCCCGAGAAGACAGCCTGTATTTTCTTCAGACGTATTTGCCGCATTACTTCTATTGTGAGTTTGCGGACTTTCATCAGGAATGGGCGGGACTGGCTGAATTGCGGAATCAGTTTGTATTGCTTGCAGCGCCACGTGAACATGCAAAGACGACATTCTTCACGTTGGGCCTGTCAATACGAGATATCTGTTTGGAGTTGCGGCATTTTATCAAAATACTTTCAGATTCAAACAAGCTGGCCAAACGGATGACCATACCGATCCGAACGGAGCTAGAATATAATCGCAGGCTTCGACATGATTTCGGTGATCTGGTCGGTGATTCGGTCTGGCAGCAGGATGAGTTTTGCACGCGCAATGACATCTATATTTTGGGGCAGGGCAGGAAAGATAAACATCGATCATTGAAATATAAGCAGTGGCGACCGGATCGCTGTTGGGTGGACGACTTTGAAAATGACGACAATGTACGTAACCCGGAAATCGTAAAGGAAGGAATTAATATTATACGCGGTGCAGTATTGGGATCGTTGGGAGATGATTTCAGTATGATGATGCTGGGAAATCTCTTTCATGCCAAGTCTGCATTGTCTCAGTTAATTGATGACCGAGACGAAGAAGATAAGCCGCGTTACGTTTCCCGGGTGTACGATTGTTGGTTGGATTTTGGAAAAGAAGATCAACGTCCATTGTGGCCGCAACTGTGGCCAAGTAAACGATTGAAAGATAAAGCTTATCAGATGGGCATTGTGACTTTTAATCGTGAGATGCGGAATCTTTGTATTTTAGAGGGATCTCCCATTCGTGAGGAATGGTTTGATCATTGTATGTATACGAGAGATCAAGTCAATCTTGATGAATGCTATTTGGGTACTGGTGTTGATCCGAGTGCCAAAAATGGAGAAAACAACGATTATAAAGCCGCTATCAGTGTCGCGTTTCATCCAAAGAAAATGGAGTTCTATGTGCTGCATGCATGGATACGGCATGCGTCGCCAGGAGAAATGTTTGCAGCCTGTTATCTTCAACACGATGCCTTTATCGGGCCGGTGTATATAGAAGAAAATATGCTTCATGATTTTCTTCACGAAGCCATTGAAAATTATGCGCGGAAAGTTCAACGATATATTTCATGGCGGCCTGTTCAAAATTTGCAGAATAAAGAAACGCGCATTATCAGTACGCTGGCGTATTTGATTGAGCATGGAAAATTGAAGTTTATCAGGGGCCATTCTGATCAGGACTTATTGATTGAGCAATTAATTTATATCTTATCCAAAACAGTGAATGATGATGGTCCGGACGCGCTTGAAATGGTGGTTCGGGAACTTCAAAAACTATCGGTACGACCGAGTAGTGTACCGCCACAGGGCGCAAGGGTGTTCTCATGAAGAAGTGGTTTCGATTCAAAAAGAAACAGCCAGTGATTTCTATTGCGCCTGGTCATGTGAGCGAGATAGAGCCGGGGATTAATGGCGCGTATTCTCGGATTAAAGGATTTTATGAAGTCAAAGCGTATCCTTTTGATCCTGCTTATCTGGATATCCTGGAAATGCTTTCCATGTTTAATCCGGACGTGAGTCAGGCATTGTCTATTATAACGACACTGGGGAATAGCGGTCATGAAATAGAAATTAATGGGGGCCGCACAGAAGCTGCTTTGGAACGAATCAATACGCTTGCCAGAAATGTTTATAATGGCGGCGCCGATGGTTTGATTAATCATATGTTGACACAGGTGGCGTTGATGGGCGCTTTGTCTGGTGAATGGGTGGTCGCGGATCAAGTTAGTGATGGCATTGTTCGGGCAGTTACGCCACCGGTCAGATCAATCCGTTTTCGTCTGGAAGATGGGGCATGGATGCCTTATCAGGATACAGGAAAAGGGTTTCGAGAAAATTTTGTGGCCTTAAATCCGTTAACCTTCTCTTATACGCCTTTGAAGACACTGGATAATAATCCTTATGGTATTCCGTTGATGCTGGCAGCTATGAAGAACTTGGATGTTCAGATTGATGCGGTTAGAAACTTTGCTGCAATCGTTCGAAAAATTGGTATGTTAGGTATAACGACAGTAAAGCTAACACAGCCGCACCAACTACCAGGCGAAAACCTGGATGCCTATCAACAGCGACTGATTAAACACTTGAAAACCTATGCAGCATCCTACGCAAAAAGCCTTTCAGAAGGGGTTGCGGTTCATTTTGATGATCAGGAGATCAGTCATCACTCTATATCCCAGACAGCGGCATCCGCTGCAAAGATAATTTTTCAAATTAATGAAGAGCAGATTATGAGCGCCTTTGATATTCCACCTTCGATGATGGGGCGCAGTTATTCTACCACAGAAACTTATGCCGGAGTAGACTATGATCGTTTGATGGGACGGTTAAGGAATTTCAGGCGAATCGTAAAAAGATTCATTGAAAAAGGGTACCAGCTTGATTTGCAGCTTGTAGGGATACCTGTTGATTCTGTTCGACTGACATTCAGCGAGTATACTGGATTCAAAGAAAAAGAAAAGGCAGAAACTGAAACGATTCGGATAGATAATGTGGTTAAGAAGCGTGATGCTGGATTTATTTCAGATGATGAGGCAGCACAAGAACTTGGATACATGGGAGCGACCGGAGAAAAGAAATCACCGGTCGCATTTGCTTATGATGCCAAAAAAGGACTTTATGTTCATAAGCCTGAACAGTTATCTGTTAGCGGGTCAGGCTTTGAAAATACATATCGGAATGAACTTCGACAACAGATGCATATTGCAGAAATTGCAGCGGTTCGCGCAGGGGTTCGTGCAATCCCTGAACGTGTCAAGGATGAAAAAGCATTTTCAAAGGCTGTGTTTACCGCGTTTGCAAAAACACTGAAGGCTAATCTGAGCGTTGATGATATTGTGATTCGGTATGTGAATGACATGTATAATTACTATCGCAAGGACGGACTGAACACGTTTAAAGCGGCATCGTTAAAACTGGATATTGGTCTGACAGACAGTAATGCGGTGAGATATCTGACATCAATGGATCATTACTACTTTGGTGCAGGGAATTATATTGCAGACAATGAATCCAAAACTGGTAAGCAGTTGGTCAACTGGTTGGAAAAGGAATATCTTGAAAAGGGTTTAAGCCTTCGTGATGAGAACACTATAGAAGAATTTGAAAGTCGGTTTGCAGATATTGTGGATAATGTGAGCTGGCAAAAAATAAATCAGTTGGTGAATACGACAGTGGGTAGGATACAAAACTTTGGCCAAACATTGAATTTGTATGAATCTGGTTTTGTGAGATATCGCATTGTGGGACCGACACGCGGGCCGATCTGTGATCATTGCAAGGAGATGTTGGGCCGTGTTTTTGAGGTGGAAGTGGCTGCACTTCGACTGGCAAAACTTGTAAAAAAAGGATTTGAAGATGTGAATGATTTGCCGCCATTCCTTACAAAAAAATATACAGTAGAACAATTAAAAAACATAAGCGATGCTGAATTACAGGCAGCGGGGTTTGAAACGCCTCCTTATCATCCTGAATGTCGGCATCGAAAGGCAGCGGAGATATGAGTAACCAAAAAACAGACCGATTGGCTTTGAATGGCTTTGAATATATTGGTGAAGAAAAGAAAGAAGGGCTTGTTCGGGCACGACTGAACCTGGGAGGATTGACCGGTAATGTATCCGAAATTGGAGATTTTAAACTTGCTGTCACGGATGAAGAGGCAGCCGGTGTTAATGCAGAAGAATTTTTACTGATCAAGGGCAGGATGCTTTCTAAGGCAGTAACACAGTCCAGATATTTTGACTTTACGAGGGATGGCGTTTTGAAAAAAGCCGTGCCTTTGTTTAACAGGCGGACAGTATATGCAGATCATTGGGCCAGCGTGGAAGACTGGAAAGGATTTGTATCAAATTCTGAATGGGACGAAGAAAATAAGCCGGAAGGTATTAACGCACTGGTGACATTGGATCGGACGGCCGATTCAAAGCTATGTCGCGGGTTCGATATTGGCGCGCTTCACTCCTTTTCTGCTACCTTGACGTTTGCTTATGAAAAAAGCCATCCCGATCTCCACTACTATGGGGATTATATCGGGAAAGATATTGATGGTCAGCTTGTCAGATTGATTGTGACAGAAATTAAGAATGTTTACGAGGTATCTGTGGTCTGGGAAGGTGAAGACCCTTATGCAAAAAAATTTACAAACAAAGGAGATGAAAAGATTATGTCTATTAAATTAAGTAACGCATTAAAAGAAGCACTTGGCGTAAAGGTCGCACAGGTAGAAGAAAGCGAGCTTGAAAGTCTGGTGACTGGCAGATTGAAAGTGCTGGAAGATGAAAAAGAACAACTGGCATCAGAAAAAGCCGCGCTGATGTCAGATGCTGAAACAGGTAAGAAATATCTTGAAGATATGCGGGAGAAGGCACTTGCAGCATATCAGGCTGTGAAGGGAGATAAAGCCAGTCCTGTGTATACCGAGCATGTTATCAAGCCGGCAAGTTTGGAAACTGCCAAAGCAATTTTGGAAGAATATTCAGAAAAACTGGAATCACAAATGCCATTGACCTGTCCAAAGTGCGGTGAAAAGTTGAGCCGTCAAAGTTCACAGGCTGAAGATCCGAATGCAGGTGCACCCAAAAGAGATAAAAGTGATTTCAAGCTGAAATAAGCCGAAATTTGAATTTTAGTATAATACCTATAGTTGGGTATAGACAATAAAGAAATCGTTTCGTATTTGCCTTGTCAGGCGCAATAAAAACGAAAAATAAATGGAGGGAAAAATGTTTGATGTAAATTTTCGAGGAATCGATTGCCGGCAAGTGACCATGAAGTTGGGCTCCGGTATCGTTACCAGTCAGACATTGGATGTGCCTGTAAAGGTATCTGGTGAAAAGACTGTTGATGAATGTGCTGATGGTGATGATTTTTATGGTAAACTGTTGCAGATAGAGTTTGACAATTTTGGGACTGTGCAGCGAAAAGGGTTCACAGGATTTTCTTACTCAGGAGCGTCACCGGGCTGTGGTTATGTTGGTTTGGTGGCAGATGGCGCCGGTGGCGTGAAAGCTGGTGCCGGTAAGAAATATCATGTGGTATCGATTGATGCTTCGAATAACAAACTTTGGTTGGATTTATAGGAGGGTATAATGGCAGTAGCAATAGAAAAATCAATGTATCAGCATGCACAGCAATTGGGTGTGACCATGACCGAATTGCTTGAAAAAGAAAGGCCTTCACAGGAAGAGGGTTTGGATGCCTTTGAATTTGCCTTGTATGAACGCGGGATTAATCCCAAAAGGGATAAGGTAGAAAGATTCTATAAGACGACAGATGACAGTATTCTGTTTCCTGAATATATCAATCGCAATGTGCGAATTGGTATGGTGGGTCTTGGCAAGCTGGATGTTGTGTTGGATGACATAGTGTCTACCACAGTCAATATTGACAGTGCGACTTACGAAACAGTGAAAGCGGAATTTGATGAAAAAGGCGATCTGGACTTGTCACGCGTAACGGAAAAGGGTGATTTCCCGACAGTGTCCATGAAGACAGGAAAGGAAGTCATTCGATTGGCAAAAACCGGTGTGAAGATTGAAGCGACTTATGAAGTGCTTCGTCGGATGAAACTGCCAGTGCTGTCAGTGCATATGCAGTTGATTGGCAAGCGATTGCAAAAGAAAAAAGTCGCCTATGCAGTGTATACGCTTCTGAATGGTGATGGAAATGGAAACGCACTTACACCAACAGTTGACGCATTGAATTATGATAACCTGCTTGATTTTATGCTTTCTATGGAAAATTGGGAAGCTACTGTGTGGTTTTCTAAGAAAGACATGCTGAAAAATATATTAACGCTGACAGAATTCAAAGACACACGTTTGTTTGAAACAGCCAAGACTGGTGCCTTGGCCACACCATTTGGTCATGATTTAAAAAAGTTCAATTGGAGTGAAAGTACGTTGGGTGATGATCAGTTGTATCAACTGGATAAATCAGCCGCATTGGAGCTGGTGAAAGAAACCGGTGCAGAATTGATTGAAACAGATAAAGTGATTGACAGACAGTTTGAAAAGACTGTCATCTCTGAAGTGTGCGGTTTTTCTAAGATATATCCAGACGCATGTAAAATTTTTCAAAAGTCATAGAAAGGGATTAATAATGGCTGGAATAAACGATATGATCAATGCACGAATGCCTGATGAGGTGGAATTATTTGCTGATTCAATCCCTGTATTTGTGGAAGAGGCAATGGCAGAAATGCATTGGTCGAATCGTATGGAAAACGATTTAGAAATCCTTGAAAAATCGATTATTGCAGATATGGTGGCACTGGCGTTGATAATGCCATCAATGAGCCATTATAAAAAGTCAATCAAAAAAGCAAAGGGCGAAGGGGCTGGAGAGGCGGAATTCCTGGATAATAAACTGGAATGGTTGCAACAGATTCAGTCTAAGCTAGAGAATAGTATTGCTTATAAGAAAACAGTGCTTTTGGTTTCAGTGGGTGTTGGTGCGCCGATGGTACTGATTGAGAGCGTGTAAATGGATTTACTTTCGGAGCAGGATACAAATCAGTTTCTATCTGTAATGCAGGATATTTGCGATACGTTTATTAAGTATCCTGTTATTTTACGACGTTCGAGTGGTGATATTCCATTATTGGCAGGTGTTCAGAATGGGCGGGTTAAAAGTGAGTCTGATGTTGATGGTGAAATGAATGTTGAGGAAGCTGGTCGTGATGAAGTGGATGAATTGAAAACATTGCGCTTTAGTAAGAAAGTGCTTGATGATATGGGCGTTACGTTTACGTATGATGATGTTATTGTGCTTGAAGGGCACACCTATAGTGTGCTGACAATTCAGAAGACGGCATATTTCAGGGAAGATCGTATGATTGTGATATTAGAAATAGGCAGATAAAACAAATATAGGGCTAGTTATGGGCAATGAAAACAGATTACAATTAATGCTCTGGTTGTGCACACCATTAGTTTTTTGTATTGCAATTCTTTATAATTATTTAGGGAGTCCACAGTTTCGAGAGTATATCTTTATGATGGAGCTGTTTGCCGCTGCTGGAGGGGTGTGTATTGCTGTGCTGGTTGTGATAAAATATTTAAGGGTCTGGCATTTGGATGAATTAAAAATTGTCGTTGCATGGAAATGTTTAAGTGCTGTGGTTATTATAATTAGCGATATATACTTTATCGAGCTTTTGATGGAGTGGATGTATAATAAAAGTTATGATTCTCTTTCGATAGAAACTGACCAACAATGGGCGACATGGCAATTGGCATTATTAATCCTGTTTATAGGCGGAAACTTAGGGTCAATCATTGATTTTGATAATATATTGTCAGCAAGAATTAGTCATAAGTTAGGGTTGAAAAATTTCGGGCAAACCGCTTTGGAAATGGGAAAGATAACTGAAGCGAACTTGCAGAAACTGGAAGAAGAGCTTGACGGATGGACATCGGATTTTGCACAGGAGATATCATGAGTGGAACAAATATCAAGCATAATTGGCATTCAGCGAAACTTTTCATGAAAGCTGTTGCTTATACAGTCGTCGTATTCTGTGCTTTGCTCGTACTTGGGCTGTATGTCAAAATGCATAATGAGATTATGGGGGGTTACACGGCCTTATATACTAAGCTGAAATATGATTTGGAAAGTATTGTAGAAAAGAAAATTGATGATAAAATCGGCACGATCTTAAAACAGGCAAGAGATTCGTTGAAATTACAATATGTAGAGGATGATCCAGATGGGGAATAATAAGCGTGAGATATTTGAGGTTATTGATGAGGCTAAGCTGATGTATATGGGGTTTATGATTGGCAGTAGTTTTGTTTTGCTGGGAAGTTCTTATCTCCATCCTGAGGATTATCATTACAGGATTGTATTAAACTGGTTTGAGGTCAAGGTATGTTTCATGGGCGCTATTCTCGCTTCTTATGTCGCGTATTTGTGTGGGAAAATGTATATTGATCTGCATTCAACTGCTAATGGTGTAAGAAAAGAAATAATGTATCAGTTTGGACTGGCCTTACTTTCATGTATGAGTACGTTGATGTTTATGTTTTTGCTAATTGGTTGGTTAACGAAATGTCAATACGAAGTGTTGTCGCCAGAAATTGGCATACAATGGTCATTGTGGGAGTATCATGCACAACGAATATTGAATTGCATCATGGTTGATACGTTTATTGATATGATTGTATTGCGAAATCTCAGGCTTTCATATGGTGGCAGGATGCCAAAACTTGGCAAACTGGCAGTGATGAACAATTTAATGACGGCGGAAAATGTAGAACTCGTTTTGTTAAGACAGGAAAACCGAAAAAAGCAAGCGCTGAAAAAATATTTAAAAAAACGCAGACTAAAAAAATAAGAGGAATGAAAATGCTTACTGGCGACTGGGGTAAACTACAAACCACGCTCGATAAACTAGCCAATCAGTTTACCGGAGAAATGTCAAAGCATGTAGGAAAAGGTATTAAGACCATAGAAACACGTGTGCTATCGCATGTGGACAAGCAGGATTTAGACTGGGAGCCATTAACCGAAGCATATGCAAAACGAAAAGATAAAGAAGGTCTTGATCCAGATATATTAAGGGCAACGAACCGGATGTATTCTAATATTACAACAAAACAGATTGATGCTTTTCGGGGTATGACCGGAGTTCGCAGGGGCGTTAAGACCGATGAAGGTGATGATGTAATTGATATTGCAATGATTCATGAACAGCCAAATGATGATGGTTCTAAAATACCGGCACGAAAGTTATGGAAGCCCACTTATGAGGAAGTAAAAGGTGAACTGCCTGAAAAGGTTATGAATGCCGTTATACGGATGGTGCAATAATGCATGTATGTCAAACCTTGTTGAATGAACAGATTAAACGACTTGGTCCGTATTCAGACGACAATGTCTTTTATGAGAAAATGGCACGGGATTTTTTGAAAGATAATGATTATGCGGTGCTGTATGATCTTGCGAGGGATCAAAAAAAACCGGTGTCACGGAAGGTATACCGAAAAGTGGATTCAAATAATACGCAATGCACCTATACAATCCAGCGATATCAAAAAGTATTAACGTTTCGGTGTTTTTTCTGGGCACCGGATCAAGGCATATTGGAAGGTATTCTGAGGGAATTTGAACAGAATATCACGGAAATAAAACGGATTCCTGACAGTAATGGGGTCTCTGTAAAAGTAATTCTGGATGATGTTGTCCGGTCACAGGAAAAACGGGACCGGCGCTTGAGACGTCCAGAAATGGCAATCATTCGGATAAACTTTGAAGGCGGGTTGTTTGTCAGAAAGAGCAATCCGATTATTCAAAACGTAAATGTCCAGATGAAGGAGGATTAAAAAAAATGGCAAAAACCGACAAAAAAGAAGAGAAAAACGAAATCGTCCAGGATGAAAAACCCGAAGTAAAACCGGCAAAACCGGAACCACCAAAACCCAAACCGGCTGAAAAGGAAAAACTTGCTCCTTTTGAAGTCTGGGCAAATGAAAAGTATTTAAAGCCCTGGCAGATCGCTGGTATTCGTGAAATGTATTCAATTAAGCCAGGCAAGCAAATCAGCAAAAAGGCTTTTGACGAAATGCTTGAAGGGTTTAGCAAGAAACCCATTGGAGGATAATTATGGCCGGTGTAAATGAATTTATTGTCGATGGGGTATCAGGGTTGTCACCATCTAAAGCCGCTACCTGCATTGTGGCGGGGATCTGTTCAAGCGGGCAAATTGGAAAACCCTACCTGCTTGGAAAAGATTCCGACCTGACAGTTCTGGGTGTGGGGCCACTGGTAGACCGACTCAAAGATTTGTTTGCCACAGGCGGACAAAGTCCATCAGTGATTGCTGTACCGGTGTCCGGTATTCCAGGTGGCTACACAACGCCGATTCAGCATACAGGATCTGGACCGGAAGCAACGTTAACTGGTGCACCTACGAAAAATGTGGATTGCGTGATAGAGATTGTCACATCAGGAGATCGGGGGACGGCTACATATCGGAAATCTGTATATCTGGGTGGCACTCCAATTGTTGATGGTGGGTTAGACTGGGGCTCAGCAGAGGTGCTTGCTGCGAATGGTCAAATCCCGATAGGTGCAACAGGATTGATATTGACGCTGCCTGATGGCGTTGTTAGTGGCGACAAGTATGAATTTTCTGCTCGTCTTCCCATTGGTATGGTGTATCATGAAGGAGGCGGTCCAGAAATAGAAGTTGCCGGGGATGTTGGCGCAAGTGCATATATCGTGCTGCGTATTCTGGCGAATGGTTTGCCAAATGAAGCCACTTATATGATGTCTTTAGATGGCGGTGATACATGGGGCGTTGAAAAAACCATTCCGTTATCTGGCAGTATTCCGGCAGGTAGTACAGGCGTAACAATTAACGTGTCTGATACAACACCAATGCAGGCTGGAGATAAATACGAATTTGAACTGTATGCACCGGAACCGACAGTAAGCGGTGTAATGGATGTAATTGATCATGCGCTTGATCTGTATGATGTTGAGTTTGTATATATTTGCGGTCCATCCAGTTCTGTAAGTTGGGCGGCAATGGGTGCAAAATCAGACGAACTATGGAACAAGCATCGACCCACGTTCTTTTTGGCTGAAAGTAGACTTCCCAATGCTGGCGAAGACCTTGACGAATGGGTGAGTGCGATGATTTCGGAACGACAAAGCTATACGCATCGGTTTGTATTGGTAAATACCGCATTTGGTGAAGTGACCAGCACAAGCGGTGAACGTCAGAAGCGTAATTATGGCGGGTTGCTGGCGGGCAAAATACTTTCAATACCGGTTAATACTGCTATTGGGAAGGTTGCTTTGGGTGCAATATCTCAAGCCAGTTTGCCGGATAACTATTCGGAAGCACATCAGCAACAACTTGAATCTGCGGGGTTGATTACTGCAAAGCGATATGCAGGTTTGAGTGGCGTTTATTGGGGCGATGATCGTACACTTGCAGATGCCACAAGTGATTATCAGTATTTGGTTGTATTACGAACAACGTTTAAAGCGATTCGGATAGCACGAATTGCGGCATTGAAAAGCGTGTACAGTGAAGCCGGTGATCCTGTTGCCGAAGGGGGTGCCTCAGGGATAGATTCCTTAAAAGCAGATATTGAAGTTGCACTGGAACAAATGATCAAATCAATACCATCCGAATTAGCAGCGGCGCTTGTTGATATCCCTGCAGGGCAGGACATTGTAAACAATGGCGTAACTGTTATGTTGGATCTGGTTGGTATCCCCATAATTAAGTCTATTCGGCTTTATGCAAGATATACTTATGCTGGTTCGTCATTTGATGCCAGATTGGAGGAATAAACAATGGTTAATTTGAATAAATATGACTGGGAATCCATTGAAATCAATGTGGCCGGTAAGGTCACCATTGGCATGACAGAAATTTCTTACAATGATGAGCGATCCATTGAAGCGCGCTATGGTAAGGGCGCTACCCCTCGGGGGTATGGGAGAAAAAACTACAAAGCATCTGGCAGTGGGACGCTTGATCGTGAGGAATTTGATCGGTTAAAAACAACGCTGGGTGGCAGTGTATATAAAAAGCCGTTTAATATTGTGGTGAGTTATGCTGTCGATGGTATGGCGACTGTTACTGATAGTTTGAAAAATTGCCTGGTGACCAAGGCGGATACATCATCCAAACAGGATGATGATAATGCCGGCAGTGTGAAGATTGATTTCACGATTCTAAACCCGATTGAGTGGGGCGGCGAAGCTGCCTACTAAAAGAAGGAGAGTAAGCAATGTTTGAAGATGATAAGCAAGCCGAAATTAAAATCAGCGAAATCCCATCAGAAGTATTACAGGAACAAAACAAAGGTACAAAAATACTTCAATTGACTGGTGAAGATGATGGCGTTATCTATTTCAGAATGCCTAAAAAACCACAGATCAACCGGTTTTTGTCTTCTAGTATGAAAGGCAAAACATCTACAGCGGTAGAAAATCTGCTTCAAGATTTGGTGATCTATCCCAGTTATAACGATCTGAAGCAATTGAACGCAGATAAGCCCATGCGCATGATTGCAATAAGTAACGCCTTGCAGGAATCATTGGGTTTGACAGAAGAATTTGCCGTAAAAAAGCTATAGACCGTTTGGCGGAAGATAGTTTTCGCCAAATGGATTTGCTCATAAAAATGAATTTAAATGAAGCGCCGATGGATGATGTTGATGCTTACTTTGATCAATATGCATCGGCGCTATGGGTAGAACAAAGAAAACAAGATAGCATGGCTTGTGCGATTGCCAAAGCCTTTACAGGTGGGGACAATGGAAAGCATATTTAAATTGGGCATACTTTTCTCGGTAGTGGATCGAGTATCTGCACCTGCACGAACAGCAGGAGGCAATATTGATTCATTGCGGGGAAAGGTGGCATCGCTTGCGCCTCAATTTGATAAGTTTCGTACCTATGGCAAGCAGGTGGCCATGTTTGGCATTGTGCTTTCGGCATTGTTTGCCGGGCCTATGTATAATGCAAGCCAGTTTGAATTTTCCATGTCTCAGGTCGGGGCAGTGTCGCAGGCGACAGCGACACAGATGGCCGCTTTGGAAGAATCTGCATTATCATTGGGAAGTTCGACTGCATTTTCTGCATCGCAGGTGGCATCCGGCCAAAAATATCTTGCCATGTCCGGCATGGAAGCGAATGAAGTGGTCGCATCCATGCCCGGCGTGTTAAACCTGGCATCCGCAGCCAATGAAAATTTGGCTGACACTGCCAATATATCTACTAATATTTTATCTGCATTCAACCTGGAAGCCGGTCAAATGGGTTATGTGGGTGATGTCCTGACACGAACGTTTACTTCAAGCAATACAACTTTAAGAAGCTTGGCATCAACAATGGCGAATGCTGCACCAGTTGCCAATGCCGCAGGTGTTCAAATTAATGAACTGGCTGCAATGGCAGGCAAGCTGGGAGATATTGGAATTGATGCATCTGTGAGCGGTACCGCATTGAAAATAATGATTCAGCGCTTACAGGCGCCGACTGGAAACGCTGCTAAAACATTAGATGCTTTGGGTATTGCGACAAAAGACGCCAGCGGAAACATGATTCCCTTGTTCAAAATATTGGGACAAATTGAACAGGCGACAGGTGCAATGGGATCAAGTACACGCGCTGCGCACTTGAAGGAAGTTTTTGGAGAGGAAGCAATCAGCAGCGTGACAGCTTTACTTCAACTGGGGATCGGCAAAGTGGAAGCCTATGCAAATACCCTTCAGTCTGGACCGGTGACAGCATCAAAAGTGGCATCACAACAAATGGATAATATGCAAGGCACTGTGACTACGCTGAAATCTGCAACAGAAGGCCTGACAATTGTATTGGGCAAACAATTACTTCCAGTATTAATTCCTTTGTTGCTGTTGTTTGCAACCGGCATTCAGAATGTTACGCGCTTTGCAAGCAGTCATAAGACATTGACAAAAGTACTTGTGATTGGTGTGGGTGCAGTGGGTTTGCTTGCGTTGTTGTTAGGGTCACTTGCTGCAAGTTTTAGTGCGCTTGCATTGCTTGCGCCGGGGATGGCAGCCGGCTTAATGGTGGCGTTTCCAGTGGTGGCATCAATAGGTGCTGCGGCGTTGGTGGCAAGTACTGATTTGATGACATTGCTTTTTCGATTGAAAGAAGTTGGCGTGGCAATGCTTGCCTTTGCCTATATTTCAGGCAAAGAACTACTAATGAAAATGTCCGCTGGCGTTGTGTCGGCAGGTCGTGTGCTGATTCATACAATTTATGGCGTATTATTGAATGTGCGGGCGATGTTACCTTTTTCTGACGCGCGCAAAGGGCCATTATCTACGTTAACGCTTGCCGGTCGTAAGATTATATTGACACTGGTTGACGGAATCAAGAGCGTATCTCCGGTGATTGTTGCAAAGATACAGTCCGTATTGCAGAAAATTAAAACACTATTCATGCGTTTCAATGCTATGTTGGCATCAGTGCCCATGCTGAACTGGCTTGTATCACATATGGGGACAATTGGCGGGATGCTAGGGAAGTTGTCTGGTGGTTTTCAGAAAACAGGCATATCGGCATCACGAACGACCGGCGTATTGTCTAAATTCGGCGGGATGCTTGCCTGGCTGATGGGTCCGATGAAGCTGGTTATTGCAGCGGGCTCTGTATTGTATTGGGCGTGGTCGAACAATATCATGCAGATACAGCAGCGATTGGATGGACTGATTTCCAAAATCAAAGCCATTGATTTTGGCAGTCTGTTTGCGGGCAATATGTCGATTGGTATTCCTGATGGTCTTGAAAGTTTTTATAATGGCGTAAAAACCTTCTTTTATGGCATGGGAGTAGAACTATCAAGATTAGGAAGGATATTGAACGCCTTGCTCGGTCCGGTGATTGCGTGGTTGAGCGACAGCTTTTCAAGCCTGTTTGCCTTGTTTTCCGGTGATGGTCAATCCTCGCTTGAAGGTCTGGGACGTGTAATTGTTGTCTTGCTGGGGTTGCCTTTGGAAGCGCTTGCGCTGGCAATTCGTGCGGTGCAGATACCGATATCTTTACTTGTAGATGCCGTTCTTGGATTTGCGACAGCAGTGAAAGGGATCGAAAACCCGATAGTACAATGGAGTGTTATACTTGGTGTTGTGCTGGTATCTACGAAAGCGCTGGCGGCATATACGTCACTGGCAACCATTAAGACAATTGCTTTTACTGCCGCATCAGGTGCCTTGCAGGCATCACAGGCATTGCTTTATCCCTATTCCTTTTTGATGGCAAAAGGGTTGCAGTTATTTAATGTGAAGACCAGTACTGCCATTGTACAAACAAGACTGTTGAATGCTGTTCAATCTGCATGGGGCTTAACGTTATCGTTCATTAACAGTCATGTCAAACGCCTTGTGATTGGTATGCTGGTGTTTGCAGATAGTATTAATTTTGCTGCAATCAAGACAAAAGCGCTTTCAATTGCGCAATATATATGGGCGAGTTCGTCAGCAATGGTATCTGCTGCCAATGGTACAATGGCGGCATCGTTTGCGGCATTGACTACGGCTATGAGTAGTAATCCCATTGGCGCTATTGTTGTGGGGTTGGTTGCTGCTGCGGCGTTATTGATACGATATTGGAAAGATATATACGCCTTTTTTTCTAACCTGAACTTGTTTGAGTCTGGCAAAAAGATTGTCGTGACATTGACAAACGGAATATTAAGTGCTGCAAAAATGCCCTATGAAGCGATCCTGAAGATATTTACAAAAATGCGTGAATTGCTGCCTTTTTCAGATGCAAAGGTTGGTCCGTTCTCAAAATTAACATTAAGCGGAAAGCGTATTCTTACAACCATGTCTGACGGAATGCGACACGGTACGAGGTCATTGATGTATCGTATGCGTTTAGCGGGTAAGAATGCGATGGATGTTTTTATTTACAATATTCGACAAGGTCGATTTGGGTTTTTACAGGCATTTGGAAAATTAATGCCATCCGGTGCATCAAAAAGCAGTGGTTTTTTTGTAGGCATGTTAAAGACAGTTTTTTTCTTTGCCAAGCGATTTGTTGCTGTTTTGTCCGGGCCTGTGGGATGGGTGATTACTGCTGTTTCGTTGATACATACGTTGTTCACATGGAACTTGCTGGGTATTCGGACTGCCTGGAATGCCTTGTGGGAAGGTATTGGCCAGGGAATGGCTGTTGCCTGGAATGAAATCAAATCAGTTTTTGGGCCGTTGGTTTCTGCGTTTCAAGAAGCATTTGCGCCTATTGGTGCTCTGTTTGCTTATATTAAAAATCTTTTGTTTGGCGTTGGGAGTGAATTTAATTGGTTGAAGGTAATCGGTAAAAGTGTTGGGTATGCGATAGTGATTCCTTTTAAGGCTGTCGCTATAATGATACGCGGGTTACTATACCCATTTGAATTACTTTTTAAAGCGATTGCAAAAGTGAATCACTTTTTTGCAAACTTGAATTTCTATGAATCTGGTCGGAAAGTGATTATGAGTTTTGTTGATGGGATTAAGTCTGTATTAATGGCGCCGGTAAACATTGTAAAAAGTGCGTTTTCATATGTGCGGAATTTGCTTCCCTTTTCAGATGCCAAGGAAGGGCCATTATCAGATTTAATATTAAGTGGTTCTCGCGTGATGACAACATTGTCTGTGGGTGTACAGGCAGGTGCGCCAAAGCTGAAAGATGAAGTGAGTATGGCATTGGGTAAGGTGGATATACCTCCTTTGAATATTCCGTTTACTTCAGACTTTCCTGAATCGCAACAAGTCAGTGCTGGAAAAGATCGTATGATTACGTTTGCAGAGTTTTTCAAAGAAAAAGACACACAGCAAAAACCTTCTGTAAGCAATACTTTTTATGTGGATTCAATTCATATTGATTCAGTGAGTGATCTGGATAATATGATGATGCAACTGGAACAACGATTAGTATTAACACATGATGGAGCGTAATGATGGACGGATTGTTAACATATGACGATGGCTTGATTCGACTGGGTAGTCGTGGTGTGCCAGGTGTCTTGAAACGTCTGACAATACGTGGAGAAATCCAGTTTGATAGTTTTCCGCAAGATCAAAAGTCAGGCAGTGCAAAAACGCCAATGGGGTGGCGGGATTCTGCAATTACGATAGTTGTGGATTTACTGACAGATGATTCCAGTACATGTTATGATAAATTAGAAGAACTGAATGCGATATATCGGGGATATGATAACGGCGTGAACCCAAAAGTATTTACTGTGGGCAATCCGCATATAGAAGCACGTGGGATTGATCAGGTTGTTTTTTCTGGTCTTGAAAGCTCGGAGTCTGATGATGAGGATAGTATTCAGGCAACGATTCGATTGACAGAACATAATCCAGCAGTGGTACGTGTGGAAAAAGCACGAACTTCCGGTGTTGCTGAAATCGATAAGCCGACATCTGCGCCAGTAGCAGACCAAACCATAATGGAGGGCGTATGATATCGGGTATTCAACTGAAGATATTTATACGAGATCTGGAAATTAACAGGGCGCATGTGTCTATTCGGTATGATCGCAGGAGCTCTTATTCCAATGCGTTGGTAACTGTGAATAATGCAGACCGAAGCGCTGAAACTGAAATTAATACCGGTGATGATGTATCTATATATTATGGGTATCGCGGCAAAAAATTGTCCGAATATATTGGGAATGTGCTTCGGGTGTATCCTGAAAAAGATCAAGTGGTTATATCAATAGTGGGCCAGGAATATCCAGGTAAGAGGTTAATCAAACAAACCTGGCTGAATGAGACACCATCAGCAATTATTCAATACTGTCTGAATGAAATAGGCATGAAGGTTGGTCGCGTTGACGAACCTGGATGTATGTTGGATAAGTTTGTATCTTCAAATTATACAGTTTATCATATTGCTTTTTTACTGAAAGATATTTGCAAACGTTCCTATGGTATGAATATGAATGGGTGGAATTTGTTCATGGATTCCAACGGTGCAATTAATTGGGGCAATTTTGTCGAATCCATAGATGAAATACCTGTGTTGGAAACCGGTGTTGAAATGGTTGTGCATAATCCAACAGGCTCAAAAGGTTATCTTGGTAATTATGTAGAAGCGTTATTGATACCATGGTTCAAAGATTCGATGGAATTTCGATTGATTGATGACAGTCGCGGTATAGATAAGGTTTGTCGTGCGGTGACTGTTGAACATGAAATTACTGAAAAGACACGGACAAGGATTGGTTATGTCTAAACAAGTTGACTTAAAATCATTGATGCAGCGAATCGTTGAAATTGTTATGCCCAATTTGCGGCATTACTATCGGCTTCCAAAGAAAGCAAGGATTGTCAAGAGCTATGTCGCTAATGGAAAGTATTATGCTGATGTGCAGATACTTAGAAATGATGAAAGTGATGATCCAGACGAACCAATGATTCCTGAAGTAGAATTACCTGTGTATTGGGGTGGTAGAGATCGCGGGATTGTGTGCCCACCGGAAAAAGGGACGCAGTGTATTGTTGGCTTTTTTGATGGTGATCCGAATTATCCATATATAACTGATATTCGTTGGAAAGGGAACAAATCGCCAGAGGTTGAAATTGGGGGGCTGGTCATTCAAAGAGATATTGGATGCAAAATACACATTGATTCGGAGAAAAACTTAATCACTCTTATGCCAGGGGACTGCAATGAAACCTATGGTGGGGAGTGGACTGTTGATGTTGGTGGTAAAACGAAAATAACTTCTGGTTCCGGAGTAGATATTGATGGCGGTACTGGATCACTGTTTGGGGCAGTTACGGGCGGCAATATTTGTGCTTTTACCGGAGGGCCACATCCTGACTGTAGTCAGACAGTGAAAATAAGTAAAGCATAATTTCAATCATTTTTGTTATTGTACTCATTTCAGGGGTTTTGCATGCGGGTTCGGCTACGCATGCGATTGTGAAAAAGTATGTTGATGATTTCAAATCATATGTGATGCCGAACTAAAGGAGGGATTTATGAAAACAATTTTACCGGCAAAGGGTATCAATAAACGAACTGGCAAACATGCAGTTGTGACTTATGAATCGGACACCCATTATCATGTCCGATTGGAATCAGGGAAATATAGTCGGTGGGTTAAAGCCAATACAGAAATTTATCATGGCATTTGGACTCAAATTGATTAAGAATAAATTGGCTAAACCTTATGATGGCGGGAAAAAACCGAAATGGAATTAGATTTAATACAGGCAAAAATTGTTAAGTATTTGAGGGAACTCGGCTGCACCTGGCGGCGTGTTTCTGAGAT